AGTCTATAAATTTGATTTCATTTGCAGTACTTTTTAGTGTGCCGTGAAAATAAAAAGGGGTAGGCACTTTATAAGTAGTAGCAGAAACTAAAACCCCTGCGACTTTAACCCTGTTATTTTCACAGTCTACATCTAATACAACATGGTCCGTCCCATCAATATTAACGGTTCTATCATCAATAGCTCTGATATGGAAAACATTCTCTACTTCTAGAGTGGTGTTTGTTCCATCATCAATAAATGACAGTACTTTACTAGAAAGATCTAAGCCTTCTACAAAGGAACGCATTCTATTTACTACTAAGGTACTCATATAATTACGGATGTGAGTTCATAGCATAATGATTGATACAGCGGAAAATCTTTGTAAGGCTCATATTTTACCGTTTCTCCTGTAAAATCTTTCCCTGACTCCGCAATAATATCAAAAGTATTAGCCGTTACATTCGTAGCGATGTATTCAACACCATCAATAGTTACAACATCGTTTTCATCAAGATAAAGCGTGTTTTCGATCTCTAAAGTATAAACACCTGCCATTTCATTACTCGTAATTACGTCTTTTGTAATTACTTCATAATTTTTTATGAAAGGGAGTATGTTTGCATTTAGCTCGTTTACTGCTCTATTCCATCTACTTGCTGCAAATGCGTTATCTCTTAATGATTCAACGTTACTGCTTACTTCTTGGCTGCTTTCTACTCGCTTAGAATTGGTAGAATCAAAATTATCTTTTGTTATAAGAAAGTAAAGCAAGCCTTTCATTGACCTGTTTACCCCCTTATGGCTTAAGTTCCTTTTCTTTCGCTCATTATAATAGCTGCTTACTCCATATATTAGATGATTCCATTTAGGAGTCAAATTAGGCAACGATGTGATAATACTAAAGGCATCAACGCTTATAATTTTTTGAATGTAATCATCATAATAATCATCAATATATTGAGTAATTATCTCTTTTTGAAAAGGGTCGCTATTTATAAGCCAAGCCCCTGAAAAATCATCGTTTACAAGCTTTATTGATGCCATTTAATTAAATCTATGCGTTTGCTGCTTCTTTAGTGTTAATAACCTCGTTGTACTCGTCTAAAATATCACAATACCCATGCTTGGAGAATAACCCCGCCTTATCATAACAAAGTATTGTTTTGTCTCCTTTTTTGAATTGAGAAGACACGCCATCAATAGCAACTAACTTAACATCTGTTAAATTCATAAAATACGGTAAATCCTTTTTAAACTTTACCGTAACTACTCCAGATGAAAACGAGCTTTTTTCTTTCTTTTTCATGTTTGATTATTGGTTAACTTCCTAATACTGTCAATGCTGCCGAAATACTTGTTACGTGTCGAAATGAAGTTTTCTCCAAATCCTTAATTAAAACGTTTTTCCTTGTTGATATTGATACGTGACTAATACCTTCCAAGTCATTGTTATTGACTTTTACCCCCGTTCTGATAGTTACCATCCCGTCATTGATCAAATGGACAAATCTATTGTCTCCTAAGATCATATTATCAGATGCTAGTGAGTTGTTTTCTACAACAACAAACCCCTTGGCTCTTAGCTTTTCATCAATAGGAATATAGTTGTTGTTCGCATCTTTTTTCAACATATAGTTGATTGAAACAATGTCACTACTATTCAAGTGTATCAAATTGGGCTGATACTTGCTACCTTCAAGGGCTGTGATGTCCTCCGAAACTTTACACGCCAAATCAAAGATATTAGGATCATCAATTCCAGAAGCGACAGGAACAAAGTCGGGAATACTAGCTAAATAACCACTATAATTTTCGCCTGTACCATCCCCATTAATGATTTGATCATCTTCTTGAAGATCAATGTTTACGCGTAAAAAGTTAGAGATTTCGTTCATTAACATATTGAAATCATAAAAAAACTCATCAGAGTAAGGGATAGAATCCGCTACTTTTTTAAGCTTAATCTCTTTTTCAACCCATGCAATTGTAGATTCTGGATAAGTCCCCCCTTCTGCCACCTGTGCAGCTGCTCTTACAGATGATGCCGCGCTTTGATCGGTATATTGCCACTTTCCTCCCATGTCCCTTCTTACAATAGGCTTGCTAGTTATAGCATCAGCCGCTGTAATCTTCCTATGGGCAAGTCTCGCAATGTCTGGGTCACGTTCTCCAATTGTAGAATCAAGAACAGAAGTAGTTAGCGTTGCCGCTTTTACTGCTTCAATTTTAACAGTAAACTCATTGGATACCCCTGTCTTTTGCGCCTCAACTACATCAGAATAAACTTTTTTAGCTTCTTCAATTAATTTAGCCTTTTTAGGGTCTAATGGGCTAGTAGAGATATTCACTAAATTAGCCGTTGCTGATTTAGCTAGGTTGTATGTCATTGTAGCATAATCCTTGCTTTCTTTTGACATTTCATCCTTAAGCGTTTTTAATTCCTGCTTAACCGTTTCGTTTTCTCCATTAGACTCATCTAGCTTCCTTTGTGTTTCCTTAATTGCCTCATCTAATGTGTCTAGATAGCTAGTAAAAAGCTCTTGTGATTGTTCATCATTCAAATCATCAAATGACAAACCTTTAAATGCTCCACCTTCTTGTAGAGCCTCAAAATGTTTTTTAAATTTTTCCTTCATTATGAACGAATTAATGTAGTGTAAAAACTTCTTTTTGCTGTCGGCTCGTTTTTGGGAGTGCTTTTAGGCGGCTCTGCATCGAGTGACTTATTTGTAAATGCTGGTGTTAGTGGGTTGCTCCCAAAAACCACCAGACTGTTTTCTATTGCTTCCTGTTGAACAACACCAAAGTAAAATCCATTCTGTTCTACTTCTTCTCTATTAATAATGTTGTTTATTTGGCTATGGTAAAGTTTATATGAATCCTCATCAGATTCGTCATTAATACCTAGCCATATTTCTTTATAACGAAGTCCTGCACTGTGTTGATTATATGTGCCATCCTGATACTTAATCAAATCACTTTGTTCGTACGGTTTTATCTTGTATGCTAATACTTGCGTATTTCCTGCCATGTTATAGCCAAGGGCTTTAATAGGCATATCTATAACTAATGATTCAAGGTTTTTAGCGTAAATGCCAGTTGATAGCTGTTTATGGTCTTTTAATTGCGGAATCCTGTTACCTTTATCGGCTACCGTTTTATTCCATGAGCCCCTAAGGGACACATCGCTATGACTATCGAAGAAATTCACGGCATTGCTTACTACAAATACTTCACCCTCACCAAGCTCTAAAGAACTCACATCATATTCAGGAGTAATGAGCATGTCAGATTTAACAATAACGCCTACATTGTTTTTAGGCATTATCTTTTTCTCGTGCAGAATCTCTCCCTTTCTTTGGATAAGGTAAGATAGTTTATCAGCTCTATCCTTTATTTCATACAACCCCTTTAATACTTCGCTCATAAATACTTGGTTATTACACCTTTGTTCAAATCCTTAGCTTTCTGTTCTAGTGCTTTTTTAAGCTTTTCGCCTAATGTAGTAACACCTTTCCCTTGAATTTTCTGCGCTGCTTTCTCTATTTGCTGTTTAATGTGTTTCATTGTCCTTGATTAATATTCCTTGTAACTAAACCATTGGCCTCCATTTCGTTAAACCCTGCCATAACCAAGGTATTAACGGCTACACTCTTACTCATAGAGCCGCTAGCAACTGCTTGATTTACTTCTAGAACCATCTTCAACTTCTTAGCATTGTTATCGGTCTTATCAGCATTAACCAAATTCATTTCTGGTATTGCGTTAATGTCATATCCAATTTTAACAGTTTGTAACCCGTAGTTTTCAGATACTAACCACTTATTTAACTCTTTTAAATAAAAATCATACACGGGAAGCACTGCTTTTGTGTATGCCGTTTTATCCATTTCTCGTACATTGTTGTATGTAGTCGAACTAGTATCGTTTAAAAGCTGTACAGGGTAGTTATACGCTGCTGCTATCGTTTCCCTTTGAGCATTCTTGCTACTATCAGCTTCCAACTCTTTAAAGCTCTTAGATAGATCAATATACCCCACTTCCGTACCTAACCAACTAAACCGCCCTTTTCTACTAGATGCGCTTATAACTTTGTCTAGCTCTTTTTGAGTTGTAACCCTTTCAGTTGGCGTTTGTGCAACTCTACTTTTACTGTGCATTATGCCACTACTGCCTTTTCGCTCATGTATAAACTGCTCATTTTCATTAACAGCATTATTTGCTTTCCAAATATTAACTAAACTTTGAAGACTAGAATGCCCTTCAAAAGAATCAGATGTTAAATTAGGTGTTGACATATGCATAACATCCTTACTAAACGGGCTAAATGTCTGGTTAAAGTAGTTCACCGTATAGAAACTTACTTTTGATCTACCATCATCATTTGGGCTTACGTTTTGGGTTAATGGATTTATCAAATCCGTGTACCTCATAGGCATGTCAACATTATGAGGGAATCCAACCATATATCCATTACCAGTTAGTAAAAAATTGCTTACAGTTGAATAAGTCAACTTATCAAAGCTATAACCGTTAAATGAGGATTGAGGATTGGTTAATAATCTTTCCAGCTCCCTTACTTTTACCGTTTGTCTCATTCTAGGGCTGATAAGCTCCCCTTCCATATTTACTAAGTCAATGGGAATATTCATGCATGCCTTTGCTATCCTATCGACTATAATATACACCCAAGGAGACCGCCCAAAAGCCTCCTTAGTTATCTCATAAAATGACGGTTTATTGTTCCCGCTATTAAGGGATTCGAAAGCATCCCTCCCCCTTCCTAAATACCTACCACTAACAGGGTCGTAAAAAACAACCCCATCCATGTTCTGGATGTTTTTTTGAGCTTTTTTACTGCTCTTACGTCTAGGATTTAAAAAGTCTAATATTTTCATTTACTAATCTTGTAAATACAAATATAATAAAAAAAAGCTTTTCGCTCAAATGGTTTTAATTATCTCTAACTTTCATCGTCACCATGGTCTAAATAGTAGTAGGTCATGGCGTACCTTGATGCA